AGGGTCTGTCGCTCCGGTGGAGGCGATGGCGTCGTCGCTGTCGGTGAGCGCGGCGCTGCTCGTGGTGGTCGAACCGCTCGACGCGAACACGTCCGGGTCTTCAACGAGCGCCACCGACCCAGCGACGTTCTCAAGTCCGAGCGGCGGATTCGGGTCATTCGTCGACGAGAAGCCGCCGATTTCGAAGAGCAGATGCCCGTCGCCGACGAAGCCGCTGGGCGTCCATCGAAAGCCCACGGCTCACCCCCAAGCAGTCTTGAACGTGCCCGTGTAGGTGGTGGCGGTCGTCGACGGCTTGCAGACCTCGAGGAACGAGAGGCAGGCGTTGTCGAAGATGCGCACCAAGTTGAAGGCGGTGGTGATGCCGTCGAACGTGCAGACCTGGTTTGCGACCTGGCAGGGCATCATCGCGATCGGGTGGCCGATGACGAAGTTGATCACCCCGGTCGCCACCGAGGCGCTGCACTGCATCTGGGTCCAGGCCCCGATTCCCACGTCGCCAGAGGCCAGCGGCGCGAACCACGACGAGGTGGGGTGGTCCAGGCGGTCGACGATGGCGCCCGAGTTGCCGGTGAGGCTGGGCAGCGTCGCGCCGGAGCCCGCCTGGTTGGTGTACAGGCAGGTGGTCCAGTTGTGCGCGGTCGACGCGAGCGCGGTGCCGCCCACCTCGACGAAGCCGAAGTTGCCGCCGATGTAGTCGGGGTTGCTCGAGGTGGTGCTTTGGTAGCGGGTCGGCACCCCGGTGACGGTCTCGGTGCCGGTGCTCGCCATCGTCTTGAGCACGTGAAACAGGCGGTCATAGAGCAGCAGCGTGTTGCCGGCGACGCTGGCGACGGGCGAGGCCGAGACCAGGTGCTGGGTGTCGGTGCTGACGTTGCGCAGCTGGCCGAACGCCCCGGTGGTGGAGCTGGTGCACGCGGTGCCGCCGGGCGCGGAGCCCGGGGCCGCGCCGCCGATGGGCTGGTTGCCCAGCCGCCAGAGCGTCGAGGTGACCGCCACGACGCCGGTGGGGCCGGCCTTGTTGAAGACGAAGTCGGTCGTCTTCCCGTTGGCCGTCACCTCGCTGATCATGTCGCTCAGCGAGGCGAAGCCCATGCTGACGCGGAACGCCTCTTCGCGCGCGGTGCGCCTCGCCGCGCGGGCGATGCGACGCGTGATGCCCTCGGCGATGTCCCGCGCGCTCGCGAAGGCGCCGACCTTCGAGGTACCGCGGTAGTCGCCCCCCTTATGCAGCCAGACGTTGCCGGGCACGCCGGCCACGGCGATGGGTGGCCCATACCAGTCCTTCATCGCGAGCGAGGCCCGCTCGACCGCTTCGCGGCCGAGGTAGCGCTCGAGCTTGCCAGCGTGCACCCCGAGCATCAGTTCCCCGCGGTGATGGTGAATGAGGAGTCGGCGACCGGGCCACCGACGGTGAAGCTGAGCGTGTTCAGGTTCAGGTCGCTTCCCGAGGTACCGCAGTCGCCCTGGCAGATGACCGTGGTTCCGTCGGCCTTGTAGATGCGGAAGAACGCGGCGGTGCCGCTGGCGTCGGCGCTGGCGTCGTTGGCGATCGCGTTGAGAGTGAGCACGCCACCGGACGCGGCGGGAGCCAGCGGCGAGCCGCATACGAGCTCGGCCAGCTTCACGCAGCTGCCGATTGAGGCGTTGGCGTTCGCCGGTTTGCCGCCCGTCGCATCATAGATGCGCAACAGAGCGGCGTTGCCGGCTTGCGCGGTGATTGCGTCGAGCTTCGCGTTCTTTACCGCTGTGCTGTAGGTGACCGTCATTCGTCGTCTCCCTCGTCGGGCGAATCGCCCTCACTCTTGAAGTTGTACAGCAGTACACAACGGCACTGGTCTCCGCCCTCGCACTGCTTGAGCGGTGGCGTGTACGCGTCGTGCTCCGCGCTGCCGAAGTCGAAGGTCGAGCCGTCGAGGTCCTCGCACTCGGAGCAGACAGCCTTGTCGAGAATCGCGGAGAGTTCCACCGACTCCACCTCATCGCCGTGCGCCGCGGCGAACTCCTCGCGCCCGACGTTGAACGCCTTGGTGGTGAGCAGCCCGGCGTCCTGCCGGAACGCGCCCGAGTCGAGAATGTCGCCCATCGTCTCGCTGATGGCCTCGTCTTCGTCTTCGCCGGTGCGGTCGGCGTTGATCATGTCGTTTTCGAGGTTCGACGAGAGCCGGTTGACGATGCGGCGCGAGACTTGCGCGGCCATCGCGGCCTTCTGCTTCTCGGCCTCCTCGTCGTCGCCCACCGCGAAGTGGATGACGGGCGCGAGGCGCTGCGAGCCGTCCGCGCGCTCCTTCTTCACCGCCGCGCTGCCCTGCTCCCGCTCCTTGGCGACCTGCTCCGCGCCGAACGCCGCGCACTTGTCGATGTAGCTGCGAACGAAGCGGGTGAGCTCAACCGGGTCGAGCCGCACGGCGCCGAAGTCGCCCGACTTCATCGCATCGCGAATCTGCGGCTTCGCGCGCGCCAGCATCGCGGCGGCCTGGGCGCGGGCCTCGGTGTCGAAGTTGTCGCGCGCGCGGTTGAGGAAGTTGTCGATGGCGTGCAGGTCGAGCTTCTGCTCGCTCGGCCGCAGGTCGCGCCAGGTCTCGAACGCGCCCAGCTTTCGTCGCTTGTCGCTCGCCTTGTCCCACGCGGCCTTCGGCGCAGCGTCGGGCTTCGGGTGAATGTGCACGTCGCTGACCGGCGGGGAGCCGGGTGGGCGCACGACGTCGACCTTGCTGATCGGCTTGCTGCCCGGCGGCCGCACGACGTCAACTCGCTTCGGAGAACTGCCGCCCGCCGGGCTGGGGGGGCCTCCAGCACCGGGCGAACCCGGTGTCTGCTGCCCTGGAGGGTTTGCGCCGGCGGGCGACTGACCTGTGGTGCCCGGCGCCGGAAGCGCGAGCTGCGCGCGCGCCAGCGAGCGCTCATCCTCGTCAATCGGCGGGAGGCCCATGATTTCGCGCGCGCCGTTCTCGTCTTCGGCGCGCCACGTGAGCGCGTTCACCTGCAGCAGCTGCTGAATCGCCGGGGCGAACACGTTGGGCTCGAGCGAGCCGCGCTTTAGCGAGAGCCGAATCTTCGGGTACGCGTCGATGATGCCTGGGAAGTTCGCCTGAAGAATCTTCCGCGGGAGGCCGGTGTACGGCCGGCGCCCGCTCCCGTTGAGCACCTCTTCGAGCAACGAGAGCACGCCCTGCGCAAACTGTTGGTTCGTCGAAGCATGCACCTCACCGACGCTGCGGCTGCCGGTCTCGCTGAGCCCGAGCGCCATCTGCTGAGACTGCGTCTGAAAGAGCACCAGCTTGCCGAGGTCCTGGTACTGCTTCATCAGGCCGGTCTTGTCGCGGCCCGGTGACACCCACCAGTCGAGCTTCACGCCGGGCGGGAGAACGACGGCCGCCTGCTCGTGGTAGACGAGGTTCATCAGGAACCGCTGCAGCTTCTTTCGAGCGCCCGCGGTCATCGTCGGCGCCGCGGGGTCGATCGTGGCGATCGGCACGCCCGCCGCCTCGCGCACCATCGACACGCCCGCCAGCCGCATGCAGTGCTCCATCACGCGGCACGGGTACCAGACCGGCCGGTAGGCGCTGTAACCGGCGTAGTTGTCGCCGTTGCGGTTCCACGTGGTGAGCAGCACCTTCTCGGCCGGGAGGTCGACAGTCATGAACTGGCCGTCGACGGGGCCGCGCTGCTTGATGTACTTCAGCTCGCGGTCCTGCGTCACCCAGCCGTTCTCGTAGACCGACTTCGCCATCAGGTGCTGGAGCTTCGAGACCGCCATGCCCCAGCCGCCGAACAGCTGGTGCTGCACCGGCTCCATCACGATTTCGTGCAGGTTGAAGCCGTAGAGAATCGACTCGACCATCTGCTCCAGCACGCGCGCGAAGCCGGGCTCGAGGTACTCCTTGATGTTCCACTCGACGATTTTCGCGTGGAGGTCCGCGTTCTCGACGCCCTCGGCCGCCTCGACGTCGACGCGGCAGTCGCGCACCTGGGCCTTGACCGATTCGAGCCCGGCGGCGACGTACGGGTTGCGCCGGTGCAGCGCCTCCCACTGGCCGAAGACGCCCGCGCCGGGAAACTGGAACGCGAGCAGCCACTGAAGCTCCGGCGTCTCTTCGTCCCAGATGCGGCCGTAGTAGTTCGCGATGCCGCTGATGCCCTCTTCGCCCATCAGCATTTCGGCCACCTGCGCGGGCGACGCGGGCGGCGGCAAGTCGGGGATGCTCGACTTGTTGATGGTCTGCATCGACTGGCCGCTGGGCGAGAACACCGCGGGCGACTGCGGGCCCGACGTCGTCGACTTCCACGACTGGCCGTTCTGCGGTGCGGGTTGCTGCGGGCCGCCGGAGGGAACGCCGAGGGTGCCGTTCAAAGGCGCGGCGAGCTCGGCGCGGCCGCGGTCGTCACGTCGCCAGAACTTCCACCATTCCGCCACCGCGACAGGGAAGCACGGAAAGGCGGCAACCGTCTACAACGACGGCCCGTCTCGTGGGCCTGACGGTCGACTCACCGGGAGGGCCGGCGCCGACTGCGGAGGTTTTCACGTCGCTCTGTTCGACGTGGATGCCGCCACCAGCCGCTGGGCGGTGACGTCAGGCCGGAGTGTCGCCGAGCGGCGCCTGCCCGAGCACCGACACGTGGAGATCCGCCTCGCCCGCCTTCAGCCACGCGGCTTCGCGGTCGGCGACGGTCTTGAGCTTGAGCGTCGCTTCGATGAGCAGATTCGTCAGGCGCTCATTCTCCCGCTTGCCGCGCTCAATGATCTCGTCGCGCGTGCTCACCTTGCCGCGGAGCACGTCGGACTCCTTCTCCCATCGGTCGGCGCGGTCGCGCTCCATCTCCATCATGCGCCGCGCCTCTTCGCATCGCTTCTGCCAGTCGGTCTTGGACATATGCCGTTCGATATCACATGCCGCCGCCGTAAAGCGAGCCCTTCGTGCCGCTCGCCGCGCCGAGCCCGCCGCCCTTCGGCTTCGTGCTGCCGATGTCCTTCGAGGTGACGGTCAGCAGCCCGAACATGCGCAGCACCGCCTGCGAGGTCATGTCGACGTCGTCGTCGTGCTTGCCGCGCGGGAAGCTCGAGTATTGGTCGACGAGGTCGCCGAGCCACGCCGCGTCCTCGGGCAAGAAGACGTTGCCCGCTTCGACCGTCGGGCTGATCGCCGACACGCGCGCTTCCTTTGAGCCGATGTCCTCCGGCCGGAACGCCACGACGCCCGGCATGCTCCGCCGCAACGTCGACATCACCGCCGGGCCGTTCGCCTTGTCCTCGACGAGCACCGTCTGCACGCCGTGGTGGAATGGTGGCTTCGGCGGCCACTGCCCGCGCATCACCTTCGCCTGCTCCACCGTCCTCACGAAGTCGAGCTTCGCGTTCACCCGGTCGAGCAGGTACAGGTTTGGCCCGGCCTTCGCCCAAACGCCCATGCTGACGCTGTCGTTCTTCGCCGAGTCCTTGAAGGCGCAGTCGATGCTGAGCAGCAGCGTGTCGAACTTGTCTGGCAGCCTCACCGACGCCAACTCCGTGCAGCCCTTCGGCCGGTTGGCGGTGGCGTGGCCCGGCGTGCGACTCCAGAAGCGCCACCAGTCCCGCTTGAGCATCAGGCCCTCGGCCGGCGCGGGGCGCTGTTGGTGCTGGCCTGCGTAGCCGTCGCTGCCCAGTTCGAGCTTCGCCTCGTCGACGACTTCCTGCGGGAACAGCTCGGGGAACAGCAGGTCGCCTTCTTCGGTGCGCGGGTCCTCGAAGCGCTTGCCCGCGCCGAGGTCAACGACGCAGCGCCGGTCGGGCTCGAACTCGGTCGGGAGGCACAGGTGCTCCCAGCCGCCCTGGTCGAGCAGGAACCCGGTGAGGTCCTCTTCGTGCAGCCGCTGCATGATGACGGCCCGCGCGCCGGTGCGCTTGTCGTTGAGCCGCGTCGACATCGTCTTGCCCCACCACCGCACGACGCGCTCGCGCTTCACCTTCGAGTACACGTCGAGCGCGTTGATGGGGTCGTCGACTCCGACGAAGTTGCCGCGGAAGCCGGTGCCCTTGCCGCCGACGCTGAGCGCCAGCCGCCCGCCGTGCTCCGAGTTCTCGAAGAACAGCTTGCGGTTGTTGTCGAGGCTGAGCGCCCACTCGCCGACCTTCGTCTGCCCGGAGAAATGCCGCTGGTACCGCTCGCTCGTGATGAGGTCGCGGCACTTCACCGAGTCGCGCTCGGCGAGGTCCTCGGCGTAGCTGGCGAACAGCGAGCGCCAGCCCGGTTTCTCAATCCACACCCACGAGGGCCAGAAGACGCTGAACAGCAGCGACTTCATGTGGCCCGGCGGGATGTTGATGATCAGCTTTCGAATCTGCTCCCGCGAGACCGCTTCGAGCACCTCGCAGACCGCGTCGATGTGCCAGTTCCAGAGCAGCGGCGTGTCGGGCTCGAGCACGTCCCACATGAAGCGGACGTAGTCGGCGAGGTGGCGCCGCGCCTTCTCCGCCAGCACGTCCTCGCGGTTCGGCTCCCAGGTCACCGACCTGGCCCCGGCACGCTGGTCGGCGGCGGCCGAGGCGGCGGGCCTTCCTTCGCGTTCTCCTCCCGATGCTCAAACTCCCACGCGTCGTACTCGAACTGCCAGAGCCCTGCCGCCTTGATGCTGAACCGCGCCGCTTTTTGAATGTCGGCAAGCTCCGCAGAGTTGTCGATCAGCACGAGATCGATCGGCACGAGACCGCGCGCGACCATCTCCGTGAAGATTCGCTGCGCGAGTTCGATGTTGATGCCGGGCCTCACGCGATCCGCCCGGTAGGAATGCCCTTGCGGTAGACGACACCGCTCGCCATCTCAACGGCGAGCGCGACCGGCTTCTTGCGCGAGTCGCGCGGCACTCCAGCGCACCACTGCACGTCGGCGGTGCGCAGGTCATCG